TTGCAGATAATTATCTAAACAAACCGAAGCGCAAAATATTCGGAAGAGTAAAGCAACTACAGTGTACTCCAGTAGATAATATTTTAGATGGCTATCCCTTAACTGGTACTATAACAGCCTTCAACACTGGAGATCCAGAGGCTATAGGAATAGGAACTAATTTTTTATTAGAAGCCTCTCAAGGTGACGAGATAATTCTAAATAAAAACGGAGTCGAATACAGGGCAACAATAGAAAATGTTACTGATAACGAAACTTTAGTTTTAGATGATAATTTTCCGGTATCTTTTCAAAATGAATCCTTAACTTTAAAACCTAGAATCGATTACAGAAAAAAGAATCGGAATTGGCATATTGCTGGCCACAAACTGACCGAGCCTTCAACAACAATTACAGAAATATTACAAAATAATAGGTTTAATGTTGCAGATCCATCGCAATTTGTTGCGACAGATAGAATAAATGTAAATGGCCTAGAAAGTAGAATATTGAGAGTCAGTGGAAGCACTATTGTCCTTAGATCTAACTTGCAAGGAAGCAAACCAGAAATCGGCGATGTTGTTACGAAGAATTCAGTCTCACAAGTTTTTATTGATGGCGTTGAGGCTTTCACTCCAAGAGACTATACAGTTTCGAACACTGACACTAATGCGATCCTGAACATATCAGAAGATTTTGAAAAAAATGTTGCTCCAATAATACCTTTTGAATCTAGCTTGATTTTCACATCGGGATCAAATGTAATTGGAGTTTTTTCTGGAGATCCTACAGGCGAAATAAGTGCTAGGGATTGGATTCAATCTCCAGACGAGGGGAATCCAGATTTTTATGAAGTTCTTTCAGTTACAGAAACGGAAGTTAGAATAAGAGAAAATTATCCATCTAGTTCAATAACTGGAGTAGGTAAATATAAAAATCCGAACATAATCAAGGACGGATCAATTGTAACTGTAAATTGTCTAGGCATGGAAAAAAACGGAACTTGGATAAAAACAGCTCCAGAGGCAATAAAAGAATTGATTTCTAGTGATGCAGGATTAACAAATATAAATGAGCAATCTTTTATAGATGCCTCTTTAGATGCTCCGGCTCTTTGTTCTATAGCACTTCCAAGAAGAATAGGACAAGACAACAGCACAATAAAGAAAGCCATTGAATTGCTCAATATAAGCGTTTTAGGCTCACTAATAATGGATAGCAATTACGATTTTAAATATTTTGCCTTAACAAGTGATATTCCCACAGGACTTGAAGCAATAAAGGACGATGATTTAAGGGGAGATCCTGTCATTGATTCGAAAAACGAAATTGTTAAGTCAATTCACGCTAAATATAGATACTTTGTTGATAAATTCACAGCAAGTGAAAGTTTTGAGTTATACGAATTCGATAATCAGTTTGTCAGTGATATGATAGGCGTTATTTCTAGTCGAGAAATTGATATTCATTTATTTAATAGTGTTGATGTTGAGGAAATAGCAGAAAGATATTCTCTTTATAACTCGCTAAGTCAATCAACGGTTAAAATCAAAGGTGGTCAGGACTTGGCATTGAAAGAATTGAACAGTAAAATTTATCTAAAGCTAGACAGATTATATGATCGTTTTGGAAATGGAGATAATCAAAAAATAGGGATTATTAACAAGATAACAAATAATTTAGAAAATGTTACTTTGGAGATAAACGACTTGGGAAATTCTTTTAATAGAGTTGCAGTAATTTGCGAAGATGATGCAAGCGATTATTCAATTGCAACAAATGAAGAAAAAATAATAAATTCATATATAGTTGATGATGATGCGCTCACTCCAGATGTTAGCGATGATTCACAAATATATAACAACTTAATAGGATAAAACATGGCCTTTGAATCGATTCCAGATAGTTTAATCAGTGTAGGAAAAGCAGTAAAGAAAAGACTTTTTCAAATAACTAAAGATAATTTTGACGATCACGAAACAAGAATAAATGGCCTTGAAGGTGGGGCCGGAAAAGTCGAGGTTTTTAACTTTGAGTTAATGGGTTATATCAATGACTATCTAGCCGAGGAGCTAGTACAAGTCGGAACTTTTAGAGCGCCATCAGATCTTATCTTAACAGAATGTAAAATAACATTACTAAATGGATCATCAAGTCCAACGTCAACCGCTGACGGAGCTTTAAAAATAGATCTTCAAAAATCAACAGATAACGGCGTTAACTGGTTCACTCTTTTGGCAATTCAACCGGAAATCGCTGACGGAACAAATGCCACAGGATCGGAATCTCCAAACGTAACCTTTTTAACTGGAGGCGAGGACGTTCTCCAAGATGAATTGTTAAGAGTTAATATAACATCGAAGAAAGACACTCAAGGTTCTTTTTTAATTACAGTTTATGGCGACATAGCTTAAAGGAAATATCATGGCCGGAAATTTTTATTTACCATCTAAACCATCTTCACTAGTTCAACATACAATTAGTACATCAGGAACTTACACTTGGACAGCTCCGGACGCTACAGGACTAGGCGATCCATACGCAATAACTATGGACGCATGGGGCGGCGGCGGTGGTGGTTCTTTTGATAATGTTGCCGGTTTTGGTGGCGGCGGTGGCGGCGGTGGCGCTTACTTTAAAGCAAGTATTACAGTCGTACCCACTCAAACATATACTATAAAAGTTGGATCTGGAGGGACTGAGGAAGTTCCAGGGACTTACTCAGGGATAGAAATCGGGACAGGTTACGCAAGAGCAGGGGGAGGCGTTAACGGAACGACTACAGCCGGAGGCGCTGCCGGAGCTTTTACAACTGCAAATGATACAAATATTACAGTCGTAACTACAGGATCAATAAGCGGTGGGGCCGGTGGAAAAAATGCCAATGGTGGAAATGTTGCCGCGATCCTTGATGAATCAGGCGGTACCGGTGGATTATGGAGTGCCGGTGGTGGTGGTGGTGGTGCATCGGCAAGCGCTGACGGTGGCTCGGGCTTTGGCGGCGGTGGTGGTGGCGGTGGCTATCTAACCGGTGGCCAAGTAGTTTCAAGCGTTGCCGGATCGGGTGGGCGTGGGCACTTAACTTTTAATTTTCTTGTAACAGCTACAGGAGCAGAGGGATCGGAACCGGCTTAATATGAACTTACACTTTAAACACAAAGAAGATGAAAAAATGTTTTTGACACTTCATTTAACATTAATAATGATTTATGCGGATCTGGCGAATTATGCAAAAGAAAAACATGATATTGATATTGTTATCACTAGCACAGTTTCAAATAATAAAATTGATAAGAAATTAAATCGTGTATCTGATGCTCACCAATTGCATATTGCACTAGATTGGAGAACAAAAGGAATAGATCCTTTTATTGTTTCAGACATAATAAATTATATTAATTCAAAAGAAGAATATAAAAAATATCATTATTTATCAAATAGCGGAGTTAAAAGGCTCGCTTTTTGGCATACTAACGGAAATGGGCCGCATTGCCATTTACAAATACATAAAAAATACGGAATATTAAAGAAGAAAAAGAAAAGGCTTGCTTTTTTTCACTAGGGGCAAGCCTCGTTCTCTCCATAGTCGGAGTCCAAGGACGGACTTCGACACTTTAAACTATAATCATTAAAATTTAAAGTTCATTTTCTAAATATTGTTTTATTATTTTTATTGCGTTTGTACTTCCAACAACAACGGCAGCATAATGACCTTGATCGTTCATAAATTCTATGAATTCTTTTTGTTCTTTTGTTGGTTTGCCTTTGCTTGCTTTTAATTCTATCCAAAGGCCATAATATTTCCCATTATTCCAAGGGAGGCAAATGTCAGAAATGCCTTTTTTATTTCCGGATCTCTTGGCTTTTTTTGCTTGCCCTATCGTTAACCTAATACCGTTTAAAGTTGAAAACATGAAATTCAATTGGGGGTATTTCCCTTTCATAAATTTAGACCATTCGAAAATAATACATTGCTCTTCGTGTTCACTGTTCATTGATGATGCTCCATTAATTCTTTTTTATTATAAGCATTATGAAGCATGAAAATCATATTATTTATAAAATTTTGGGGAGGTTTATTTCCTGTTTTTTCGATATATGCGTAACAAATTATTGAAACCTCTTTTGATATAAACTCAGTTAATTTCTGATTATCCGGTTCTTTTTCCGGTTTTGGGGGAAATGTATAAAGTTCGGGATCTTTCATATAACAAGTGTATCTAATAATTATATCGATACAAGTCGAAACATATCAAAAGTCTATTAAACTAAAGAAAATAATAATGTTAATGTATATATATATTACAACCGATAAGTCTCTATAACAAAAGGGGGCTATTATGAATGATGAAATTAAGAAAAAAACACTAGAATTAATAAATTTGCTTAGATCTGAATATTTAAAAAGCAATAGTTCAGAAATATTAAAAGCATCGCACGAAGTAAAGAAATCTATTGATGGGCTTGGCTTTTCATTAAAAAGAGAAGAGTTAAAAAAGATCGATAATCTATGTTTTGCTTGCGAAGGAACTGGAGAAAATAACGGAAAATATTGTAATTCTTGCGATGCCACTGGAGTATTTCAAGAAAATATAATTCAACTTGTAGATCTATAGGAATAGAAAAGGGAAAAAAATGAAAAACAGATTAATTTCAAATGTGAGTGATGAAACTTGGAAAACAATTAAAGTAATTGCAGCGAAAAAAGAATTGAAAGTTTCAGAAGTTTTAGAATTTTTAATTTATGTTTATGAAGAAACGGAAAAACAAAAAGGGAAAAAATAATTATGTTTACAGCAATAGATATAGATTTCATCAAAGAAATAGGAACTGATATAAAATTCGATTCTTTATATGTCAGAATTCTTGGTCGCTACTCTGGAAAGCCTAAAGAATTCTCTTATAATTTTACTATTCATAGGGACGTTTCTCACTCTGATATTTCAGATATAATTGAGATTTTAAATCCTCAAGTTTTTAATGAAATAGAAACTGAAGTAAGCGAAAAAGTTAGTGAATATATATTAGAAACTATCAACGATAAATACGAGGAATAAAAATGTTTATTAAACTAGAAAAAGGGCCTGAGTTAAAAAGAAAAATGAAGCAATGGAGAATTCTCTCTAATACACTAGAGCGAGCTCAAAAAACAAATGATTTTTCAAGAATCGATGAATTATTAAAACTCCAAAGAGAAGATCAAGCGGAATATAATAATTACATGGATTCTTTACCTCAAAAATTTAATTCTAGTTATACAAAAATTCAATATGTAAAAGATCAAATGAATATAAGAAAATTTTACACTAAATGGCAAAGAGAAGATTTTTATGACTCAAAGGGAAGTATAAGAAGATGCAAACAATTTGAAAAAAGAGAAGGGCTGATTCCTTTCATGGAAATTGAGCAAAAAGAAAAGAAATCAAAAGAAATGGAAAGACTAAACTTATTGGGATCATCGAGATCTTAAAAAACAAAGGGATTTAAAAATGAAAAATCAAAATGAAATTACAGAAATCGAATTAGAAAATGACTCTGAGGTTGTTAAATCAGAGCCGGTTAATGTTCAAGGCGCATTAATAGAATTAGCTGGCCGTAAAGATATTGACACGACAAAATTAAAAGAATTAATTGAGTTACAAGAGCGCATGGAAGCAAAACAAGCCGAAAAAGAATTAAATAATGCTATGGCAAATTTTCAATCAGATTGCCCGAACATTGTTCAAACCAAAAGAGGACATACAAACGAATATGCACCACTGGAGGAAATTGTAAGGGTAATTAAGCCCATTTTATCAAAATACGGCTTATCGTATACATTCAATACAAAACGCGTTGATAACTCTTATTCGGAGCTAGAAACGACTATTAAGCATAGATCTGGAGCGAGCTTTTCAAGTTATTATGAATTCGTTTCACTTGATAGTGGGGGCAAAATGAATGATTCTCAGAGGAAAAAATCAGCTCTAACCTATGCAAGACGCGCAGGACTTGAAGCGGCTCTTGGAATAGCCACTGTAAACGCCGATGATGATGCAAAGACGGCAATTGATAAGCCTATCACTGGAGATCAAATAGAAACAATAAAAGACTTGATGAAATCGACGGATACAACTCAAGAGCAATTTTTTAAATATATGAGAATCGAAAAACTAGAAAATATTTCTGAACTTGATGGAAAAAAAGCAATTACAGCATTAAAGGCAAAAAGATCGGCGTTAATCTCAAAAGATAAGGTTTAATCATGTATAAAATAATAAAATGTGAACAAGGAACGGATCTCTGGTTAAAAACCAGAGCTCCATTAATAACGGCCAGCGAATTCGCAAAAGTTACGACTCCGGCACAATGCAAGAGATCGACTTCTTTAAATACTTTAATTAATAAAAAAGTAGCGGTTAAATTAACTGGAATGGTTGAGGAGACTTTTAAAAGCGAAGCCATGCAATATGGAAATGATACCGAGGACGAAGCTCTTGAGTTTTTAAATTTTACTTATGGCCACAATTTCGAAAAAGTCGGATTTCTTAAAAGCTTAGAAATTCCCTGCGGTGGTTCTCCAGATGCGATTGATTTTGAAAATAAAATAGGCGCTGAAATAAAATGTCCAATAAATAGCACTCAAGTCGAATATTTATTAAATGGTAAAATTCCTAATATTTATTCATCACAAGTTCAAGGCCTGATGATGATAACTGGATTTAATTCATGGATCTTTTTATCTTACTCGGAGCATTTAAAACCGTTTTATATAAAAGTTGATAGAAATGAAAAATACATCGAAGCTTTAAAAAACGATCTTATTTATGCCGGATCAGAAATAAAAAGCAGATATGAACAGTTAAAAGATTAAATATTCCTTATGTATCACGCTTTTTTATCCTTTTCTGATATTTTCGCGTGATACAAATAGGGCTATTTGTAACAAATAAGGTAATTTGTAATGAATGAGATCCAAGACCAACACAAAAAATTTAAAACCCTATTCAAAGGAAAAACAATTTTCAACTTCATAGAAAAGCATGATGAACTTTTCAAGCTTTTAAATGATGTTAGATATTCTTGCGCTTATGATGTCCTGATTGACGATGGTAGCCTTTTCGGAGTAAGTGGCGAGAAGTATGTCGAGCTCTATAGTGACGGCTTTTATTTTAGCTCTCTTGATCTGTACAAGTTTTATTTAATGTTAGCAAAATAAGTAAAAATTACAAAACAAGTATAATTTAGCCCATTTCTGGGCTATTTTTGTTTTTCATACAAATTTAAGGAAATGGGGAAATTATGGCAAGTGGGAAAAAAAACTACTTCAGACATTCGTTTTTTACGCGGAACGATATAAAAATGCTAATGCTAAGAGATCGAGTCGGGATTGGTTATTATCATTTCTATTTTACACTTTTAGAATTATGCGGCGAGGAAAGTAGCGATCAATTGAAGGAAGAATATGTCTTTCACGATTCAACAATTCGCAATTTGTGGGGCGTTAATTTGAAAAAGAGCGAACGAGTAGCGAACGAAATGCACTCAGTTGGTCTGTTACAATTCAAAAAAGGCGAAAAAAACTTTCAGTTCACAATACCTAACTTTGCGAAATATTTAGGAAGATACTCAAGCAAAATAGATTCAAATACGCCTAATAAAAGGAAAGAAAAGGAAAGAAAAGAAAAGGAAAGTAAAGAAAAGGAAATAAAAGAAAAGAAAAAGAAAGAAAGCATTATTCATCAAAAAAATAAATATGAAGCAACGCCAGATAATATAATTATTATTTTCAATGATTCTGTTGAGCGTCATAGTTTTGCATTATCAAAAGCCAATATTTTAAACAAGTCCAGAATATCAGCAATTAATTCTTGCTTAGAGGGATTTCCTCAAATGCGAAAAATGGTTGATTGGAAAAATTACTTTGACGAGGTTCATAAGTCTGATTTCTTAACCGGTAAAAGTAGCGACTGGAGAACAAACTTTGATTGGTTAATAAATAAAGCAAATCTTTTGAAAGTTGTTGAGGGTAATTACAAGAATAATAAAAAAACCGAAAAAAGATCAATCTTTGCAGATCCAATAAGCGAGGTTCATTAAAATGGAAGATCAAAAAAAACAAATTGCGAAATCATTATACAAAATGTCACTTACTTTTAATAAGTCTCAACAGCCATCTGACGAGGCTTTAAAGGTTTATGCTGATGTTCTTATACATTATCCCCACAAGGAAGTTTCTAGGGCTCTTTTTGGCTTAATCAAGGCCGGTTCACCATTTTTCCCATCATGCTCAGAGATCATTGCCGAAATGAATCCAAAAGTAACTCGAGAAGATGCTGATTTATTGGCAGGGCGCGCAATTGAGGCAATTTCTGAGTTCGGATCATATCGAGCCAAAGAAGCTATGAAGAGTATGGGCTCAGAGGCTTGGAAAGCGGTCGAAATGCTCGGTGGGTGGCAGATCCTATGCAATTCCTCACCTTCAGACTTGGGGACGCTCAGAGCTCAATTAAGAGCTAATTGCATGGTATCAATAAATAATGTTGAATTATTAAATAGAGAAGCAAAAAGAATTGAATCAAGAAATAATGAACTAAATAAAATAAATTTTAATGAAATAGTAAAAAAGATTGAAAATAAATAACTGTAAATTTTACAAAAACTATATTAAAAAAAACGAATACAGATTAAAATTATTTACACGATAGATTAGAGTTCTCACTCTTTCAGTTTTGATTCTGGCCGTAGGGTAAGGCTTGAAAGTTTTCTTTCTTGCCTACGGCCTTTATAAATGGAGATTAAGATTATGAAAAAAATAACAAATAAAAAGTTTATAAATATTTCGAGATTATTTCAGAGTTTAAGAGCAAAATCTGATATTAGTCAAATGGAATTAAGCAGAAAACTTGGTTTTAAAAATGGCCAGTTTATTTCTAATATTGAGCGAGCAAAATGCTCGATTCCATATAGTATTATTCCACAGGTCGCTATTGTTTTGAGTACCGAGCAAGAAACAATATTTAAAGCGATCTTGGATGATACGAGATTAAGCCTAGAGGCTGCTTGTGAGGAAAGTGCGGTTAGTGACGCAGATAAACCGGAAAGATCTTTGTTCATGGGATCTAGTAAGGGAATCGCTCCGATCAAGCTAACTTTTAGGGATTTTTTATAGAGTTATACAATAATCAGATAGTTTTTCCAGACTCTATCTGATTATTGTATTTCTTTTTATGTTTCAATTCAGCTAAAAATAATTATCAACAACATTTACAAGGGGAAAAATTTT